ACAAATATACAAAAACTTTATGAAATTACCAAATATTAATACGATTTACTTGAAAAATCGGTTGGATATTGTGAAGGTTTAATATGTTTTATCCAATAATTTACAGCATTTTGGTCATTTATCCATGCTTTACGGTCATTCCAATCAAAGTTTGGTTTTGCATAATAAGGTAGAGCGTTTCTAATATTATACGCTCTATTTGGATGTGCGGTTATTTCATTTATTAAACCATCACCATCCGTATCAATACCATCAATTGTACCATCTCCATCTATATCAATAAATCTTGGAGAAGTATCGGTTTTTAAACTCAATAGATGTTCATCAGTTATTTCATCTTCTTCCAAATACGTTGTAGTGGAATTAGTTTCGTTTTTTTTTACTTCGGATTCGTATTGTTCTGCTGCTTCTTTAAGTTCTTGATTTGGTTCAGCCCATTCTTCATCTTCTAATCCATCATTAAGTGTAGAATCCCATTCTGAAATATCATCATTGTATAATCCGGCTTCTTCATCTGCCTTCATCATTTCAACCAAAGATTCTTTTTGTTTTTCTTTATCACCATACACCTCATATAATTGAGATTCTTTTTTAAGTTGTGATTTTATTTCTTCCCTTCTTTTTGGTTTCATTAATAACCCATTGAAAGCAATAATCAAAGCTACCGCTAATGGGTCAAACACCAAAACAATTATAAGGATAAAGAATTTTACAACATCATTTAATGGTACACTAAATGCTTCTGCTACAAATCTGAATCCACCAACTTCTCTTTCTAAATTGATATTATTATTTTTGATTGAATTTATAGAATCTAATGAAACATTATTTTGACGAGTTAATTCATCAATACGTTTTGATATAGAACTAATTTCTTTATCAGCATTACGAATCATTTGAGATACTCTAGAAGTTGATTTATCTTTATCAATTTGTTTAGATAAGTTTGCTTCTTGTGAGTTACGAATGTTTTGCTGATTGGTTAATTGAGTTGTATATCTATCAATCTCTTTTTCGTTTTTATCAATTTGAGTTTGATAAACTGCAATATCCCTTTCTACTTTTTGTAGTGAAAGATTTTGTTGTTGGAAAGCGTTTGAAAGATAACCAAAGATACCTGCTGATGTGATAAGCATTAAAGTACCAACTGATATAGTTAAATACCATTTGTTAAATCCTTTAAGTGAATCCCATTCTTGCTTTAGATATGTTGCTGCTACTAATTTAGCTAACTCTAATGCGCCAGCCATTACCATTACCGATAGTGATGCTCCTGCGAAAAGAACGCCTAATCCTGTTACGGAGAAGTAAGCTGCACATCCGGCAACAAGGATTGCCGATAATCCAACTAATACTTTTAACCAATTCATTTTATTACGATAAGTCTACGATATTTTGTGTCAACTCAACCAATCTTTCAATTTCTTTTGTTAGTGTAGATGCTTCTGCTTGATTTGCAGGTCTTTCGCCGTTTAACATTTCAGAAATAACTTTAGCTCTTTTAGCAATTGCTTCCAAATTCTCTTGAGCTCTCATTTTGTATTCAGGTTTCATAAAACTATAATTTGTTTCTATATAAATATCGGACAAATAAAAAAAGGGTGGATTTTGATACCCACCCTTTTGTATTTTATAGGATTACCCTATTGAAATTGTCCTTTTTTTAGGTTGTTCCTTTTCTCTTTTTGGTACTGTAAGTTCCAAAACACCATCTTCAAACTTAGCTTTCAACTTATCCAAATTGAAAATTTTGTTATCAGCTGTGAAAGTTCTTTGGAATGAAGAACGTTTTACTTCTCTACGAAGATAAGTACCGCCTTCTTTTTCTTCTACCTTTGAGTTTTTTTCACCTTTTAATGTGATTATATTATCTTCCACATCAATTGTGATTTGGTCCTTGCTTAGACCAGGAATTTCGGCAATAATTTCAATTCTATCACTAAAATCTACAATATCACATTTTGGATATGCGTTTTGTGTGAAGGGTTGAATACCGATTTCTTTTGAAAACTCTGGAAAACTTTCTGCAAATACTCTATCTAAAAGAGTATCAAATGGAGCGAAAAACTCATCCCTATTAAATACTGCTGGTGCCATAGGGAAAGCACGATTGATTTGATTTTTCATTTTTTTTACCTTTTTTAAGCGTTAAATCTAAATCCTCTTTTGAGCGATTTAGGGTTGATATACCGGCCGGGTACTATCGGTTTATAAATATAATGTTGTTAAAAAAACAACACTAAATTATGCATTTTGTCTTTCAATAATCGTACTCATATGGTCAGCCCAATGTAGTATGTATTGAATTTTAGAGCGAAGGTATTTTGATGTATCATAGCTTTTATAGTACTTTTCATTATCTTCATCATACAACCCATCGGTAAGTTTTATACCAAAATATTCCTTTTCATTGTACTGAATACCATAGTGGTTTAGTGTAAAGAATGTTCTATCGGTTATACTCATAAAAGGAATACTTTCGTTTCTTTTATATAACTCACCTCTATTATCAATATGCCATTTTGAATCATTAGGTACATAATGTAGCTCATCCTTAATACCTAACTTACCCAAGTCGTGGTGAAAAGCAGCAAACAAAAGTTCTTCATCACTAAAATCAATTGTACCACCAGCTTCTTCATAAAGTTTTTTCATACGAAGTGCGTTTTTACAAACATTAAAAATGTGGTCAATATATCCACCTTCGTAAGCATTATGGTAATTAAGATTACCACTTGCAGGCGATATGATTAGGTTAGGTCCTAATTCATCCATAGAGTACATATGGAGTAACTTTTCAAGTCTTTCTCCTGTAAAATACTTTTTCAAAAGTCCAATAAACTTTTGATAATTTTCTTCTAATTGTTTTTCGTTGTAATTTTTCATAACACAAATATACGTTTTTATTTTGATTCTTCCAAATTTTCTTCAATATCCTCACCACAAAGTGCTGAATAAAGTATGTCTAATTCTTCTTCACTACTACAAAATCCTAATCCATCCATATCTGAAATTTCAATAAAGAATTGTCCTGGTTTTAAACCTAATTCCCTTAATATTAATTGCTCATCGGTGGAGTTTGATATTAACATAGGACTAAATTCATCATCTCTGTATTTCGGTATTGGTATTGTCCAATAATAATGACCGTCCTCATCATTACCATCTTCATCCATCCCATCGCCAGCTTCTACTTTTTTCCAACCCTGTCTTATAAATGTATCTTCGGTTATGGGAGTCATTGGTAATTTAATTTCTTTCTTTCTCATTCTAAAACTATTTTAGTATAAAGTATTTTATTAGATAAGGTGTGTTTTGCCTGGACTATCATAGTGTCTCCAATCATTTCTCTAATAGGTGATATAATTGTATTAATTTCACCTTTAGTTCCACTATATGAAGCTAAATTAATTGTTCTAACTAACTCATCTTTTCTCGCAACAAGTGGTGGTAAATTTATAATTGTAAATTGACCTGTAAAATAATTTATATAAGCTTTAGTAACAGTTGCTAAAGTATCACCTTTTCGTAACCACCAAAACATATTATTTTCCCAATCAATTTTTTGGGGATGTATTGGTGTAAGAGAATCTTCCAATATTCTACCAGTAATTCTATGTGATTGTGGAGTTCCTATTGTTGTAATTTTAAGATGGTAAATACCATTAGAATCTTTAGGCAATGATTTCATACCATCTCTTGTCAATACCGAATCAATACTCAATATGTACTCCTTTGGGGGTTGGACTACTTCAGTCTTTTCACAAGCAATAAATAATAAACAAACAATAGGGGTTAAAAGTTTTTTCATTATAAAAGTTTTTTAAGTATAGAATCCCAAGTTGGATATTCGTTCCAAGTTTCAGTTTCGTAAGCCCATCCAAATTGAAGAAGTTCACCTTTGAATTCACCTGCTCCATTTGCTGTTCTATCATCAATAAGGTAATCACCTATCAACATTCCTTTAAGGTGAGTGATACACATCTTTTTATGAAACAATCTACCGAAGTGTTCTTCAATCCAAAATCGTTTATCCATAGCACTCATTGGATTGCCCCAAGGTGCTGCGGTAGCGATATACAATTCGTACTTTCCACTTTCGTGCAATTTCTTAACTGCTTCAATAGCTCCTTCAATTGGTTTTGGGTTTCTGAAAATACCCGGTATGTGGTCATACCTACCTTTGTAGGCTTCTCTTAAAAATGTGTTATTTGATATAGTTTCTTTGACGTGTCCGTTGAAATCAACTAACACACCATCCATATCAATCCATATAACTTTTTTATTTTCCATTTATTTCGTATTGAGTGTTGGTTTATATTTTTTAACTAATTCCATTTCTTTATTGTGAGCTTGTTCTTTACCTCTAACTACATCCAACACACTTACTTCATAAACCAATTCTAAATCATCAATGTAATTAAACATATCAACGTAAAGTTTCCATTCCCAACTTTCTTTTCTAGCTCTACTGAAATGTTTTTGTAAACGTACTTTAGCCGAGCGAAGGAAAGCTCTACCTTTAGAAGCCGTAATACCAATATACTGATTACCATTCAATGTATTGGTAATTAGATAAATAATGTGGTTACGGTCAGACCTCTTTTTTCTACTAATTTTACTCATATTCTTAACTTTTCTTACATAGTAAAGATACGAAAAATATGGCAAATTACCAAATAAAAGAAAGGGTATAACCTATTGAAAATCAACAGATTACACCCTTTTTATAAGTCATTGAAAATCAATCAGTTATAACTACCTCATTTTCATTCAGTTCTTCCTCTGAAAATGGGTTAAAACTAAAATCTAATTCATAGGCGTTGTTTTCACCTAATATAATTTGTTCTTCTAATTCATATCTTTCAAGCACTCTTTTAACAATACCAGAACGAATACAATCTTCTTTTGTGAATTCTATTTGATAAACACCTTTCAATTTACCTAATCTTTTCCACACATCAAAGAATCCACTTTTTGTATAAGCTGGTGAACCATTATTTTTGTACTTATCACATTGAGAAAGGTCACCTTCAATTATTAATTTAGCGTCATCTGAAATACGAGTGATTAGGGTTTTTAATTGTTGTGGCGATGCGTTTTGCGCTTCATCTAAAATAATATAACTCTTTTCAAAGTTTATTCCTCTTAAAAAGTTCAATACTCTGAACTCAATCTTACCCTGGTCAATTAACTTTTTAGTTTCAACCGGTCCGATTATTTTATGCATTATAAATAAAGATGATTCATTATGTACTGCAATCTTCTCCATCAAATCACCAGGCAAATGACCCAACTTATCTTCACTACCAACATCAACGGTTGGGTTTATTATAATTAATTTTTCAATATGTGATAAACGATGTAATAATAACTCTAAACCTTTTTGTATTGATATGTACGTTTTTCCTGCTCCTGCTAAGGCATGTCCCATTACGATATTATGATTGGGATGTTCTATTGCTTTGTAAAATCTTTTTTGATTGAATGTTTTAAATTTAATTTTCTTTATAACTTTTGGATAAGATAACTTATACTCTTTAACTACTTCTTTTGGAACTTCTTCTTCATTAACTTTTTTCTTAGCCATGTTGATACATTTTACAGGTTAATAAATGTAACCTTTGCTTTTGGTTTTCCTCTAGCCTTCTTTAATTTTATAATCTTTAAGTGAGAATGTATTTCACTACACAATTCGTATTTTTCTAAACGAATACAAAGGTTTAGTAATGCCTCTAAAGCATTAATGTAGTCTTTCTGATATACTTTTGAAACTATATCAGAATCTTTGAAACGAAATAAAATAATGTGGGATTTTTTAGATTTGATTGCCTGTGATAAACGCTGAAAAGTTTGTTGAAGAACTGAATCTCCAAAATTTGTTAAGTACTGATTAATAGAAGGATTAGAACTATTAAGGTACTTCTGCCACTTCACGTTCGGATTAACCATCGGCAACCTTTTTATTAGTAATAAATATTACCTTCTATTTGTTTTAGGTCCTTTTCTTTTTAAAATAAATGCACCCAAATCTTGATTACTATCTGGTTTTTCTTTTATTCCAAATTTTTCTTTTATATATCCATCAGCCGAATCATTTGGGAATTGTTTCTTTGCAAATCTATTTTTTAATAAATTTTTTGCTGAATTAACAGTTTGTTCATTAATATTAATTGTACCAAATAATTTTTTCTTAACTCTTGCGTTTTTTAAGTTTTCATCTAATTGGTTTTCATTTAGTATTTTACTTTTAATTATAGATTGATCCGTTGGTATTTTATTTATATTATCAAATTCCAAAACAGGTTCAGGTCTTAATATTTTAGCTTTGAATAATTTTGAGAATCCACCTGTTTTTAAATTGATATTAGATTGTATTGTTTTCATTGCACCAATGATATCAATTTTTTGTTGCAATCCATTATAATCAATTACATAATATCCCGTCTCCTTATCTACACTAACAAACTCTTTGTATTGTGTTTTTAATACTTCCTGTGCAATAACACCCAATCGTATTTTACCTCTATCAAACTTATATCTAAACTTGTAAATGTTTATACCAGAAATTTCTCCAACCTTTACAATATCAGTTTTTAACCTCTCATCGGAGAATAATTTACCAATAAAATTAACCACTGCTTTTACCGCTTTCACAACTGTACCAACTACTGGTATTTTTTCAATTGCTGCTATAGCTTTACCAACTAAAGTTTTTGGTCTATCTTCTTCAGTTGCATTTGGTACTATTCTTTCATCAATAACCGTAGCTTCAATAGTTTCACCAGCCGCTCTTCTTTTTAATTTATCAATCCATTCACCTTCCCATTTTCCGATTGATTCGGCGGTTCTTACATTTCCATTTTCAATTTCTTTTACTGAAAAAGTTGGTGGACCTACCATATAATCAACAAACTTTACTAATTCCTCATAATCAATAATTGATTTATCTGAAAGTAAACCTTCAGAAGTATTAGCGTTTTTCGTATCATTAACTTCTTTTTGTAAATTATCAATTAATATTACTAATCCCTCTTTATCACTATTTAGTTTCTTAAGCGATTCTTCAGCTCTCCTTGCTCTAGTCTTTCTAACTCCCCTACTTCCCTTTACTTCTCCATTTAAATTTTGTTTAATAGTATTTTCACGTTCAGTTATTAATATTTCAATTTCATCCAATTGCGTTTTATATTCGGATAATTGCTGTTCTTTTTGTGTTAAATCTACAAATTTTTTTTCTGTTTCTTCATCTAATAAAAAAATATTTTTTGTAACATTAACCGGAGTATCTTTCTCTAATGTTTCAAGCTTATAAAAAAGTTCAAAATATTCCTTTAAATTTATGTTGATTATACTACCAACCCCTATTAAGGCTTGTATTGGAAAATATGGATTATTTACTTTATATGCAATTTTAATATCATCATAAAAAGGTTTTGAAGTAAAGAATCTTGGATTCGTATCCTTTTCATCTGCGGTTACAGCAAGTACAAATCTAAATGTAGTGTTTTGTATAGGAGTTATATCTTTAAATTCTGGTAACTTAAAGTTTATTTTATTCTTTTCAGGATAAACCCCATTTAATAGTACGGTGGTATCCTTAAAAAGTGTATAATTTCCTTTTAGGGTTGGATATTGATTTGGTATTCGTGATAAACTAACGTATTGCATATAGATAAATATATCTACTGCAAATTCCTCTACTTAGCCCACTTTCCTCTTTGTACTAATTGTGCAATAATTCCATAAACGGAAAGGTCTTGATATGTGTCTTGTACTGATTCACCAACTTCATCCGGCTGACCTAATACCACTAATTGTTTTAATCTTTGTACTTTATCGTTGATTCTAAACCAAAGACCAGTAAGGGATAGTTTAACATCCTCTTTTGTTTGAAGGGAAGTTCCTACGGAAATATTACCAGGCCCATAGTTCCTTTGCTTCTTACAAAAAGTTTCATACATTTCAGCTTGGATTTTCTTAAATTCATCCATCATTTGTGGGAATTCTCTCTCACAAAATTCTATTGCGGATTCTTCTTTCATAACATTGTACTATTTGGTGAAATACAAATATACAAATATTTCCTGATATATCCAAGCAAAAACAACTTTATTTGAAAAATGGAAAAATTTTTCCACATTTCCTTTCGTTTGGGATTTTTTGACAATAGTTATTGACACTAGACTATTTAGCAAGGAAACAAGGAGCAGTATAAATAAAGACTTTAACTAGGAACTTGGAATAGCTTAGAGGTCAGAAAAACTTCCATCCTCATTTTTTATTGAAATTTTATAAATTCTACCCGATGGGTCTGAATTAATTAATTCATTCTTTTTACTCTCCGCTTCAGATAAATTTACAAATTCATCAATTGTATCCGATGGATTCAATTTTAATACCCATATTTGTCTTTTAGCCCAATTAGGGTCACTTTGATTTGTATCAACTGGAATAAGTTGTTTGTGAAT